CTTGTCGGCAAACTTGCAGAGCATTTCAAACTGCACTGGCTTGATCTTGAGAACGGAATCAAGACTCTGCTTAATCCAGATATCTTGGCGCCGCAGTTCCGCAAGAATGTCAATGTCATCAGCATCCCTGATCACAGGCTGTATCCGATTGCCATTGATACTCTGCGGGATATCTTTCGCGGCGGAATGAAACGTATCTGTGCAGACCACGGCAAAGTTTCTTGTCCGCTCTGTGCCAAAGCTGCCGGCGCCAAGTTCTCAGAAATTGACTTAGCCAAGTTAGGAGCAGATGACATTCTTGTCATAGATTCCTTGTCTCAGCTTGCAAATAGCGCCATGAACAAGGGCATTCTCAAAGAACTCCAGAAGCCAGGAGGCGAAGAATACAAGCGCACGTTTGTAGACTACGGAGTGCAAGGCGCACTAATGGAGCAAGTCCTCAGCTTTATCCAAGTTGTTGACATCAACATTGTGGCAATCAGTCATGAGTTGGAAAGCGAGAGTCTGGAAGGGCGTGAGAAGATTGTGCCAGTCGCCGGCACCCGGAACTTCTCGCTGACAAGTGCAAAGTATTTTGACACAGTAGTGCATTGCTCTGTTGTCAATAAACAGCACAGAGCTTTCAGTTCCAGCACTTACAGTCCCACGATCATTACAGGATCGAGACTTGCGATTGATGTTGATGAAAAGAAAGGAGGTGAACTCTCGCTGGTAAGTCTATTTCGCAGGGGTTGACATCGCGGATGAACACTGCTACAGTGGTCTCTCGTTTCTTTCCAAATCTTTTCCAAACCATGAGCACCCAAACTTTTCAAGCTGACCCATGGAAGCATCGTAGTGCAGGTATGCGCTGCAAAACTTGCATGTGGTTTGTTGAAAAATACACTGAAGTTCAGCCAGATAATCGGGGAAACATTGGGCGCTGTCGGCGCCACGCCCCAAGCATGCACGGCTTTCCCGTAGTATTTGCAACTGATTGGTGCGGCGATCACCGTATTGATGAAACCAAACTGTGAGAAGATTATGAGCAACCAAACTCCAGAACTTCCAAGTATCGAAGAAATCTTGCGTGAGCGCGGCAATAGATATGGTCGATTTGTTGACCACGCTGCAGTTACGCAAAGACTCAAGACCGTTATGCACCTAAGTGACAGATGGTGCGAACTTGAGAACGATCAGAAAGAAGCCCTTGAAATGGTTGCTCACAAGATTGGGCGCATTCTCAACGGTGATCCTAACTATCTCGACTCATGGGTTGACATCGTAGGATACACACAACTTGTTGTTGATAGACTAAAAGGAGATCCAAAGTAATCCAAAGACTCTAACATTCCAACCATCTGTTCAAACCAAATTTTTTTCTGAAAGACAATCATGTCCAAAGCTGCATTTGCCGATCTCGATTCCCTGATGAACGCCTCGATGGATGACATCGATGATCTTCCGCCTGTGGGTGTTCCGCCGACTGGCCACTATGGTTTGATCGTGACGGCTTCCCGTGAAGCATCTGGCACCAGTGGCAATGAGTACATCAAGTTTTCCTATGAAGTGGAAAGCGTGAATGAAGTCAAGAATCCTGAAGAAGAAAAGCAAGCTGCCGTGGGCCAGAAGTTCACACAGATCTTTTCTCCTTTCAAGAAGGACGGCACGGTCAATGATTTTGGCCTGGGCTATCTGAAGGAGGCTTGCGCTCCATTCTCTGGACATTTCGGCACGGGATCGCTGGGTGAAACCATTGCTCAGATCAACAAAGTTTCTGTGGCTGCAAGTCTGCAGCGCAGTCAGGACAAGAAAGACGCCGAGCGTTTCAACTTCCGCCTGAGGGATGTTGTTGTCCTGTGAGTCTTTGACTCCATGATTTGATTGCTTCAAATCCAAGAGCCTGCAGACTTCTGCGGGCTTTTTACTTTGCAGCAAAAATCTTCACAGATTTCCAACCCACAAACCAAGCCATGAGACTAGCACTATTCGCCACGCCAGAAGACAGGCCATATCTGCCGCGCCTCAATGAACTAGTGGGTGCGCATTCTATAAAGGTCAGTGCATCAGACGAAGAATATCTGAGCAGCTTTGCTTCCAAAGTCAAAGCGCACAACTTGGAAGGAGCCATTATTACAAACGCCAAGACAATGACCACACTCTTGGAAGCGCTGGACGACTTCCGTCATCCGCTAGATAAGCGTGGACTGAAAAGACGGCTCAGCCTAGATGATTACGCTGGTTCTTTCTTCTCGATCCCTGGAATCAAACTAGGAATCAACTATGATCTCCCGGTTCTTATCCTCAATCCGCTATCACATCTTGTCACAACTGCGGAAGGTCCGTTTGTTTTCAAGCGGTTCATATCCAAACTCACACGTCCTGAGGATTGGTTCCCGCAGACACAATTTACTTGGGAAGTTTGGAGCAGTTCTAAGAGCCAAGCACTTCTCGATCGCTTTAGTTCTGCACGCTTGCTGGCTGTGGATATTGAGACCTTTATCGATGATCCTTTACGCCGCATTCGTTGTGTTGGTTATTGCGCTTTGTTTGATGACGGTACTACACACGCCGTTGTAGTGCCTTTCAAAGATATGCTGGCGCACCAGTTTGTCCGCAAACTCAATGCGTCGGCGCCAGGCAAGATCTTTCAGAACGGGATGTATGACAATCTATACTTCCTGCGCTTTGGTGTACCAGTACACAACTGGCTCTATGACACTCAGCATTTCTTTCACTCCTGGTATTCAGAACTTCCCAAGCGCCTAGACTTTATTACTGCATTCTGTGTGCGGACTGTGCGCTTCTGGAAAGATGATTCTGCCGGCAGTGAATATAACATGATGGAGTACAACGCCAAGGACTGCTGGTCCACGCTGATGGCGTTTCTTTCCATGCTGCATGAAGCTCCAGCTTGGGCAGTCAATAATTATCTCCAGGAATTTCCACTAGTCTTCCCATGTTTACATATGGAAGCAGATGGGCTGAGTCTTGATCGCGCAGCATTTGACAGCGCCAAGGCACTTGCAGAAACAAGACTTGAAGCTCAGCAGAAAAAATTAGAAGCCTGGTTCGGGGAGGGATTTAATCCTGCAAGTCCTGACCAATGCAAGAGACTCCTGAAAGTTCTTGGCATGGGAGACGTGGAAAGCGCAGATGCCAAGGCTATGAATGCCACGGCAGCAGTGCATCCGTTCAATGAACTCATAGTCTCTGCAGTTCTTGCTTATCGCAAGCAAGCCAAACTTCTGTCAACGTATTTCGTGTGGGAGAAATTCTGGAATGGAAGACTGTACTACAAAACCAACCCTGCTGGAACTGACACGGGTCGCCTCGCTAGCACTGAATCAAGTTTTTGGACTGGACTCCAAATACAGAACATACCTCAAGGTCCAGCAGTTAAGTCATGGATTATCTGTGACAATGATTGGAATGGACTTGCAGAAGGAGACTATGCACAGAGTGAGGCTCGATGCGTTGGATATATGTCAGGATGCTCTGCTCTTATCGAGCTGGTGGAATCAAAATACGATTACCACAGTTGGAACGCGCATAAGTTCTTTGGAGTCGCTTACGAATCTGTTGGCAAGCCACTGCGTAATCTCTCCAAGCGAGTCAACCACGGAGCAAATTACAACATGGGGCCGGGCGTTCTACTCGAAACGATGGGTCCGAAAGCAGTTGCGGAAGCAAGAACACTTCTCGGACTTCCCGGAAAGTGGACGCTTATCCAAGTTTGCCAGCATCTCTTGGGCACATATGAACGCACTTACCCCGAAGTTAAAAGAGACTGGTACGAAGACATCAAGCGAACAATCAAACTGACCAAGAAACTTGTCAGCCCACTGGGCTGGACTCGGCACTTCTTTTCAGACCCTACCAAAGACAAACGAGCACTCAACGCAGCAGTTGCACACGGTCCGCAAAATCTATCAGTCTCAATCATCAATCGTGTTTTCTATTCTATTTGGCGTGATTCTGTGTACGGGGATCTTCGCGGTCTGGTGCGACTTAAAGCCCAGATTCATGATTCTCTGTTCTTTGCTTACCGCGGTGCTGACACTCCTGATATTGTCAGGGGACGCATGAAGTGTCCGGTAGAGATCAAAGGCGTAGATGGAGTCACGCGCACAATGCTTATCCCTCCAGACATGAACTCAGGCGAAAGGGTCTGGGCCAACCTAAAGTGAGACAGCTATGTCCGCAACTCTACATAGCCTGTCAGATTTGTATTTCAAATATACAGAGAAGACAGAGCCGCCAATGGTATTTCACAGATGGAGTCTTATGTCGTGCTTGGCTGCAAGTCTAGGCCGACAATACTTTCTTCCATTTGCGGATTTTCGTATCTTCCCAAATATGTACGTCATGCTGATAGGAGATCCAGGCACACGAAAAAGTACAGCCATTAAGATGGGAAAGAGAGTGCTCAGCGCCACAGGATATGATAAGTTCAGTGCCGAGCGCACATCGAAAGAGAAGTTTCTCCTGGACTTGGAAGGAGTTGAAGGGGACGATGGAAGCGTAAAAGACAGTGGGCAAGTCTTGAGAAACCTTTTCGGCGATGACTACATCGGCGTAGATCCTAGAGAAGTGTTTGTTGTGGCTGATGAGTTCAATGAGTTTGTTGGCTCTGCCAATCTCGAGTTCCTAAGTCTTCTGGGAAGTCTATGGGATTGGGATGACCAAAACGCCCCGTTCAAGCAGAGACTCAAGACAAGTCGCAGTGTCAATATATTCCAGCCCACGATCAACATTCTCAGTGGCAACACACACGCAGGTTTTGCAGAAGCATTTCCGCCACAAGTGTTGGGTCAAGGCTTCATGTCAAGACTTATACTTGTGCATGGTGAAGCCAGTGGAAAGAAGTTTGCATTTCCTGAGAAGCCGTCAGATGATCTTAAACAGACACTGATTGACACGATTCTTGAAATCAAGACCAAAGTCTACGGTGAAGCAACGATCACGTCTAAAGCAAGAGATATGCTGCAGACAATCTATCACAGCTTCGATGGACTTGAGGACGCACGGTTCAAACACTACAGCACACGGCGCTACACTCACCTGCTTAAACTATGTCTTCTGACTGCAGCTGCAGGATTGAGAACAGAGATAAAAGCAGAAGATGTACTCTTTGCAAACACACTGCTCACATACACTGAACATAGAATGCCAAGTGCAATGGGAGAGTTTGGCAAGGCAAAGAACTCAGATGTTGCTGCTAGACTTATCAGTGTGCTGACAGACGCCAAGGGCCCAATGGACACCCCGAGCCTGTGGAAGCAAGTTCAATCTGATCTTGATAAACCTGAAGATCTCAATAAACTTCTCGCTGGACTTGTACAAGGAGGAAAGATTCAATACATCACACGAAGCAAAACAAGTAATGCACAGGGATATTTGCTTGTACGCAAGATGCTAAGCAATCGTCATGTGTATTGTGATTTC